CTCCAGCTTGGAAAGTTTCAGTATTAGTTGATGATTTTACAACAAGTGTTCTTGGTATTTGCAGATATACAGTGGTCGCGGCGGCTGTTGTACTTGTTCCGACTAACGAACCCCCAATCGCCGCGGAAGTGTTAACATAATATCTTAATATTACTGTTCCAGCGGTACCTGTTTTTCTAATTCTTGACCTAATATTTAAAATGTCTCCAACACCTACAGTATTTGCAGGAATTAAAACACTAGAGGTCAAAGTACTGGCTATTGTACCTGTAACCGCAGTACCGTCAGTAACTGTTTGTAAAGTTTTAGTTATACCTGGGACAGTTATACTTGTTGCGGTAAATCCGCCTGTTATCATATTATTAGTGTAAAATGTACAGTTGGCCGTAGCATTTAATCCACAACCAGCGGCGAACGAAAAATTACCCGTAACAGTATTTCCACTACCACCAACAACACCACTTACTTGACCTGTAACTAAATTACGTTGTCCACCACCTATAAATGAATACCCCGCAGTTGTCGCACTATTAGAAAATCCTCCACCTATAAAATTACCAAAATTGTCATTTACATTACAAAAACCACCAACAATAACCCCATAATCACCACTACTACAAATTCTATTATTACAACCACCACCAATAAAAGAATGTCCTATTAAAGCGTTACAAATTAAATTAGAACACCCACCAACAATTGCAGAATTAATTCCTAAAGTCACAGAATTAAACACACCACCACCAATAAATGATTGACAAGTACACATAGAATTACTACACCCATTAAAAATACCACTATGACTTCCATTAGTACTTATAAGATTACTCCTACCTCCTCCGATTGTTGCCGATGAACCGCAATTAGTATTTAAACACCCGTTTATTACGGTTGCGAATCCAACACCGGCAACAAGATTCGCCTGTCCATTAAATATTTGACCACTTGCCGTACATCCACTATTTGAAATACCATTTAAAATTGTTTGATTACCAAAAGATTGATGTATAAAATTACTTTGACCATTTAAAATGGTTGAGATTGTCCCACAATTACAGTTACTTAATCCGTAAACTAATGAGTAGGAGTTTCCCGCAAGATTACCGGACCCGTTCAGTACTGTAGAATAAGTACCTGAAGCAGTATTGTTACTACCATTTAAAATAGTAGGATAACTTGTGGTAGTTGCAGAGTTAGAGCCGCCTCCACCAATAAAAGAATGTGATGAACAAGCTTTATTTAAAACCCCTCCCCCAATGAAAGAACACGCCCCAAAACTACAGTTTGATACCCCACCAACAATAACCCCACCTGAACCACAATTCATGTTTTGACTTCCTCCAACGACAACTGAGTTTAAACACAGTGATAACCCACTATAACCTCCGGCAATTACTGAAAAATTACCTAATGCGCAATTAAGAAATCCTCCTGCAATTGTTGTTGTACAACCCGAAGATAAATTACAATAACCACCCCCAATTGTCGCATAAAATGTTGCCCCTGTATTGAATGCACCTCCAGCGACCACAGAATTTGCACCTGACGCCAAATTACCGTAACCACCAATAATTGACGAATAGCAAGACGATACAGTATTTTGTCTACCCCCTCCAATAGTAGAAAACCCGTTACTTACAGTATTACAGAACCCACCAGCAATTGTTGCGTATGTGTCTGAACTTGTATTAGTCTTACCTCCAACAACAACACTATTTACTCCTGACGCTAAGTTAGACTCACCAGCACCAACAAAAGAGTAGGTACTTGTACCGCTATTACATATACCACCACCAACAAAAGAGTAATTAGCATTTGCCACATTTTTAAATCCGGCAACTATAATACCACTGGCACAAGTAGTATTACATTCCCCGCCACCTATAAAATCAATACATCCCGCCAAAATACAATTAGACAAACCACCACCAATAAATGTTGCACAAGTACCCTTACCACCAAATGAACAAATTTTATTTAAACACCCACCAACTATTGAACCACATGATGGCCAATCTATAGTATTTTGAATACCCCCAACCACACTTGAGTATGGTCCGCAGACTGTATTATTCGCACCTCCACCAATAAATGAGGAGAAATGTCCGGTTTGACCTGAGATTATATTATTTGAACCTCCAACAACTGAGGAATAATTTGAACATGTGACCCTATTACTTGAGCCTCCAACCACGCTAGAGTATGATGCGGAATTATCAATTTTATTATTTATTCCTCCTCCTACAAATGTTGAAATCGTACAAGAATTACAATTAAGTGACCCCCCCACAATTGAAGAACAAACTCCACAATTTATATTGTTTATACCTCCACCTATAAAATTAAAACACCCAAAAAGACTTATTGATGTTAAATTTCTAATTGGTTCGGAACTATTAAAGTTAGTTCCTGTAGAAACATCTAAATCCAAACAAGTGTAACCTCCACTATATGATGATGCGGTAATATTACCTTTTATTATTTTGTTATCATATATATTAAAATATTGGACAGTATTACCATTAGGAAAACTAGCCGTTACGTCTCCAGAAATTAATACTCTGTTATAAGCAGATTGTGTTGTATATATATTTGATTGGGTTATAGTCCCTCCATTTATATTAGCCGCTCCCCCATGTATTCCACTACCTAAAGAAATATTATTGTTTCCAGCCCCACCTGTAGTCGTAGTTTCGTTACCACAATTTAAATTATAATAACCCCCACCAATAAATGAAGTACACGTATATGTTGAGATTGTATTTTTATATCCCCCAACAATTGATGTCCCACTACTAGAAAAATCAATAGAGTTTAAACATCCTCCAAGTATTAAAGAGTTTGGTGAATTTTTTCCGGCAAATTGATTACCCGAACCACCTAAAATTGATGAATAATCACTACTAGGACTAATAGAATTTTTAGCTCCACCTCCAATTAATGACCCTATAGCGCCTTGAATACAATTACCTCCTCCCCCAACTATTGAAGCGTTTTTAGAGGAATATACACTATTTGTATAACCCCCACTAATTGTTGAATAGTACGAAGAAGATGTTACTGAATTACCTCTACCACCACCAACTGTTGCATAATCTGAACAAGCCGAATTTTGGTATCCTCCACTAACAGTTGTTGAACACCCTTGTGTTTGATTATTGTAACCTCCAGATATTGTCGAATAATAGGAATTTGATTGTGATAAATTATTCTGTCCTCCGGCAATTACCGAATAAACTGAAGTATTAAATATCTTATTAGAGTCCCCTCCAAGAATTGACGAGAAGGTAGTTTCCACCAAATTATTACATCCACCACCTATTGTAGAGTAACTACTTCCTGAAATGATATTATAATAACCTCCACTTATAGTTGACCCATTACCAACAGCAGGTCCAACAGAATTAAAAGACCCTCCACCTATCGTAGAACCATATGAACTACTAGTATTTTTGTAACCCCCACTTACAGTTGACCTAATACAATTTGCAGCGTTATTATGACCACCCCCAACAAAAGAATAATCACCACCAGCAATATTATTATAACCCCCGCTAACTATGGATGTGTTTCCACTTGAGGTGTTATTTCTTCCACCTCCTACAAAACTATAATTAGTAGAAGCGGTATTACCCGAACCAGCAAGAGAACCCGCAAAATCACCCGCAGCCGTATTACTTACCCCACATCTTATTGTGGAATTAATACCTGTACCTGTTATATATAATGTAGTCGCTGATGATGTAGTTCCACCACTACCTGAACTATATTTTTTCCAAACCGCCGTCACATGTGTTTCACCTCCAATACCTTCGATGGTAGATGCCGTCCAAGCATTTATAAAATTTTGACCCTCAACTGTTGTACTATCAACTGTGGTTCCAAAATCATAAAAAGTTATAGCAGTAGTCGCAGTAACCGCAGTCCATAATGATTCATAATTATTAATTCTAAATTGGTATATTTGGTCGTCCTCATAAACATAGGCCAACATACCTAATCTTCTTCTACCTGAAGATATATTATCAGAGTTAAGAGTTAATACATCGGGCGAGAATACCGCGCCTGTACCTTTTGTAAATTGTATAGGTATAGTATTACCACTATATTCTATAGGTCCAAATGTTGCGGGAGGAATCGTATATACTAAATCAGTAAGATTAAATACTTCCATATAACCTCCAACACCAAGAACGGAAAAATTTGTCCCAAATGTTTCGGACCTTAGTACTGATTGGACTCCGTTTAGTTGTTCAGAGCTTATTGGATTTTTATACGGAAATGTAGACATATACTATAATTATTAACTTACTGTATTTCCTTTGAAATATATACTCGAAGTATTCAATAAATTAAAGTTAGTTGATGGGTAAGTTGTGTAAACCCTATACGTTGTTTGAGGTATTGTAGACCCAGTATATGTAAAATAATAAGAATATATTGTTGGTTCAGTGTTAACAGTAGTTGGAGGCATAGAAGGACTTGAGGTACTATAGTCAATCTTTTTCTGATACAATCCATTTGTCATTCCCGTAGGAATCATCCAAGTAAACCAAGCTTTACCTGATACAGTATTAGCGGAAACTTGCGTTGTTTTAAAATTATAAGCAACAATTGCATTACCGAAAGAATCGTTTCCACCTGTAGTTTGAGGTACATCTTGATTTATAATTGACGGGAATAGTCCTGAAGTCCACCCTGAAAAATCAACATACACATTTAATTGGGTGTTAAAAATACTTTGATTTGTAGTTGGCGCACTGCTGTTAGTAAACCCATAAAACGTTTGTCCATTATCATACATCCATTGTCCAATACTTGTACTACCTGTTTGAGGTTCAATGAATAAAAACGCCTTCGTAGGTGGTAATGGCGATGAAGTCGGAGTTATAGTTGGAGTTTTTGTAATTGTTGGTGTGGCAGTTTTTGTAATTGTTGGTGTGATAGTTTTTGTAGGAGTATTTGTTGGCGTAGGCGTTGGGCTTTGTGATGATGGAGTTATTGTAGGTGTAATTGTATTTGTCGGGGTAGGTGTTGGACTTTGTGATGATGGAGTTATTGTAGGTGTAATTGTATTTGTCGGGGTAGGTGTTGGACTTTGTGATGATGACGTTACTGTGATTGAAGGTGTGGGTGTTAACATTGTTAAGGTGTTTTGACTAATACAACCATTAACATCATATACTTTAACTAAAATAATTGGAGCCAAACTGTATGGTTCAGGAACCGCAAGTACTAAATTTGGAGGTATGTACGAATCATAATAACCAATTACTTGACAGTTAGCACCGAAATAATCACAAACCTCAATTGTATAAGGAGGTTGACCAGTAATAATATTTAAATTTATTAAACACATCTATTAAGATTGACAATCTAAATCGTATTCAATTTTTAAATCAATGTTTATGTCTAAATCTTGTAGTACATCATAACTCAAATTACAATCTGAAGATATTATGACAATATTCATTGAAGAGTCTATTGAAACATTTCCAACGCCGTATGCTCCATTTAACGCCGACTGTATAGATTCAATAAATAACCCGTCAGTTGGGATATCAGTTAATGAATATGAAGTATAAAATAAAGTAGAATATGTTTGTGTGCCTATTGTTATTTCAGTTATAAAGTTTGCATAATTTAAAACACAATTAGAACCTTCGGATAAATCTTGATATCCTTCATTATACATTTGAATAATACCTCGTTTTTGATTTGAGGTTTCTGTAAACACTTGTTCACAAATATTAAATATTTGATAAGATGAACTGACTAAATTACCACATGTCACAGATACTGATTTTGTCAGAATACACCCATTAGAATCAGTTAAGGTTAAATAATATTCACTACTTGTTAATCCTGTTATGTATATACCTGTTTGAGAACCTAAGGATATTATACCCTCAATAGTACTTGCGCTCCAATAAAAATTATAAGGAGGAGTACCAGCATTAATAATCGCACTAACTGTCCCCTCAGAACCTAATCCACAACTAGTGGAAAATAAATTAAAATCAGTCTCAGATTGATTAATTAAAGTAACATTACCTGTTTGAGTACACCCGCTCTCATCCGTAACAATTATGGTGTAAATTCCGGTACTTAATCCACTAAACAAATATGAAGTGTCACTAATAAGACCTGAGTTTTCTATACCCTGTAGATTATAACTAAATAATGTCGAATTAAAAGGCGTTACATCTACTAAAATAGTACCATTTTGAGAATTACATGTAGTACCTGTTGAGGATATTTCGATTGCGAAATCAGGTGATTGTTCAATCACATACGTATCGGTATACTCACAACTACCCAAATAGTCTGAGATAGTTACGGTGTACGTGTCAGCCGTTAAATTTGTAAATTGATAATTATTAACCTGAGTAATTACGGTATTAGAAACTCCGTTACTGTTTTCTATTGTATAAGTAAATGGCGGATTACCTATTAAATTTATAGATAACGAACCATAAGATGTACAAGTCATATTGTTTGTTACAACTGATATGACATTGAAATTACCTTCCATGGGTACTTGTACGTCTTGTGAAAAATTACAAATCGCTAAATCAACCAACTGTAGGGTATAAGTATTAGCCGCAAGTCCTGAGAAGGTATAAACATTAGAATAACTAATTGCTGAATCCCCATTAGATAAAATATAATAATATGGTGGAGTCCCTCCTGAGATGTTAAAAGTTATTGTCCCATCGTCAGATAAACAACTAGCAGGTGTTGCAGTATAATAATTTAAACCTAATGGTGGTACAGTACTTATTATTGCAGATTTTGTTACTTGACATCCGGTTGAATCTGTAACAACCACGCTATATGTACCCGCAGATAAACCGCTAACAGTTGTAGCACTTATACTCGCGTTTGGTACATTTGAAGACCACTGATATTGGAATGGTCCAACTCCAGTGTTACCTGTTACCGATAGTCTTCCAAATCCATTATTACATGCAGATGCGTTAGCAACAAGTAAACCAAAATCAAATTCAGACGAATTTCTAATTATACAAGTTTGACTCGAACACTGACATCCTCCGTAATCAACAAGAGTTACTTGATAGGTTCCTGCGGAAAGTCCGTCAAAGTAGGCCGAAGTTGATACTCCAGGTGTCGGTGACAATGGTGGGGGAGCGTCTTCCGTAACATAACTAGTTAATGCACTTGTGATATATTGTCCGTCTTTATATAAATAAGCAGTCCCATACGACGGAGCATATGCAGTTGTAGCGGTTAAGGAACCATTTGGTAAATTACATGTAGTGTCTTGAACATCTATTGTAACACAACATCCCGTACTTATATAAAAATTAATATTATTACTATTATTAACTGGAATTGATTGGTCACTAACATAAAAACTGTATGACCCACCCGATAATGATGTTATTGTTGTAGCACTACCGGCCAATACAATTGGGGATAGGGATGGTGATAACCAAGTTATTGTGTAGTTAGGAGTCCCACCAGATATAGTTAACGATACCGCACCTGATGAATTGTTTTGACAATCACCTGTTATTTGTAATCCATAATTTAATGTTATTGCCATTAATTACACGCTAATGAAAAGTTTATACCAACGTTTAATTTAAACGTTTGATTCAAAAAATCTTGACCACAATCTAAATTTTGTACATAAAGTATAGAATTACTAATGTAATAACTTAAATTAAAATTATTTAATTGTGGTAAATAATTGTTAAGTGCGACCGACCATTGTCCTTGTGTTGGATAAGCCTGAGCGCCATTTAAACCATAACCTTCAAAGAAAGGTTGTTGTATCAATTGGTTTCCTCCAACATTAATATCCACATACCACACACTATACAAACTATTTAAATCACAATCAGTAAATGTCAACCCATTTTGGGATAAGTAATTATTTAAAGTCTGATATAACACATCCCCAAATGATGGTACAGAAGTTAATCCACTATCCCAAGGATAGATTGGACAACTAATTGTTTCGTAATTACAATCATATGAAAATAGAGGTCCTGTCGCATTACATGTTTCACAAGGTACGGGTATTATTTCACAACCTTGTTGTCTTCTATAAACATATTTTTGTCTGTGAAAAATTGAGTTTTCTAATTTAACACCTGTGTTCCATATTGTTGTAGCAGGTACCATTTGCTCAATTAACCTAATCCAATAATCCCCCAATCCTTCAACGTATTCAATTAAATTTTGATATGAAAATTGATTTGTAGGTATATTAACGGCCTGTTCAGATAAAAGATATTGCCAAAATATAGACTGTAATTTAGGGTAACCCCCTGTTTTACCGTCAGTAATAAACAACCTATCTCTAACATTTATCATGTTTTTGATAAAATCTTGAGCAAACTCAAAGAAAGTTTTCTTTTGTGGTTTAGGATTAATTACTGTTCTATCAAATTGGTATCCACAATAAACTAAACTATCAACATTAGTCCCCGCAGTATAATTACAATTACCCAAATTAAATCCATTTAAATAATTTCCGGACGAAAAATTTGGTAATCCCGTATTTGGTATTGGGAAATTCGAAGTCTGTGATAAATACCAAACATCATATAATAACCCTTGTGCAGGATTCAAATATAAATCTACATTTTTAACATTAAGTACAAGTCTATCATCTCCAACATAGTAATCGGAATTAAAACCAGCATCAGAATTAATTCTAGATGTGTCAGTAGAAACCCAACTTTTTTTATTATCATTAATTTTTTGTAATCCAAATCCAAAATTCAAATATGGGAAATTCGCATACCTCTGTAAGTAAGGGTAACCATATGTAAATGGTGTTAACTGTGTCTGTACATTAAAATTTTGTCCTGTAAATACACTAGTTGTATAATTTATAACTTCAGAACTTCTATGTGATGGTGTCGATTCAAACCATCCCGCACCTATTTGAAAATAATAACTTTCATTTGCACTAATCATTGAGGGGTATCCTTGATTATCTACAGGATAATCTGTTCTTGTAGTGTCAGTCTCAATTACAGTATTAGTTAAAGTAAAAGCAGTGTATATATTACCTTGTATTGAATATGTCGAGTTAGGGTCTAAAACTACTGACTCCTGTATATACGACCCTCCAGCAATTAATTCATACCTCTGATTAAATTCATTAATGTTAATTTTTTGGTCAGCAACATAAACTGTTTCATTAAATTCAACAATAGCTTCAGGTGCCCCAATTAATCTTAATAATCCTTCAATTGACTTTCTAGTACCTTTAGATTTAAAAAGGTACGCCGAGTTCATTATTAAATTTCTAAAATATTGATAATTTAATTCGTCAGGTGTTGGGTTAGAACTTATACCATCAAAGAGTGGTGTTGGGTTTGTAGTAAATAACGAATCTAAAAAGTTGTCGTTTGTTATTGGTGATATGTCAGTATTCCATCCTAAAGTTTGTGCTAAATTTTTTAATAGTTGAGACGGAATGTCATTACCAATATTATAATTTATCGAAGTCATGTTAGCCAATGCATCAATAAACACTTTTGTCTCGTCAAAACTTCTACCATAAATTTTTAAAACTTTATCAAGTTTTTGGTCAGTTGTATCAAATTCAATCAATGAATCAGTTACTAAAAATCTAGCAATTAAATTAGTCTTATAACTATCAAAATTTTCAGCTATTTCATTTAATTTTTCTAAATAAACTGTAAATGAATCAGTATAAATATCTAAATTCCATTGTCCAAATAATGGCCATGTAACTTTATCAGTCGCATTGTATGTATTACCATTTTCACCTTCTAAAGGAACTGTAAATTGAGCAGTATAAATTGGGGTTGTTGACCTATCTAATATAAAATTATCAACATAATCTAACTCAAGGTTGAATACTTTGTTTACTACATCATCGTTAGGTCTGATTATTAAATAGTCATAACTAAATGGGTTATTATTAAATGGGTTACCTTCAACATACACGGTTAAAGTTCCCGCAGTTAATGAATTTGTTGGGATTATGTTATTAATATTATAATTCTCACCATTAACATTTAAAATATAATTTGGATATTCTACCGTTAAATTTCTTAAATCAGATACTTTAATTTCTCTTGTGGATAAGTTAATTGTTGAATTTGTTGTAAAATCAATTCCAAATGGATTTGATATCGATTCAACATCAATTTCAAATTCTGTTAAATTCTCATTTGTGTCAAAAATAATATTATTGGCAGTAACTCCAGTTGAGAAGTCAGGTCTATTTTGACTGATTTCCAAAGCGGCTGGAAAATAATTTACAATATGTTCAATTGATGCGGAAAGTCTTTTATTGAGAGGTCCGTACAATGTAAAACTTGTTACCTCGGTTAAATCAATATTTGGAAAAACTTGAAAATTATTTGAAAGTATTGACCTAGATTGTTCAAGTGTGGTATTTAAACTTTCTAAAGAAATTGGATTAGAAAAAACTCCAGTCTCAAAATTTCTATTAGACTTTTCAGTAATTGAATTTGTAAATTGGAAATTACCTTGAGTAAAACCCCCACCTTGCACAAGTTGAAATCCTACCAAATTATTGGAGAATGTTCCTGAGCCAGCGGCACTTTGTGGTGGACATGTATACTTTGTTACAGCCATTAAGCGATTATATTTTCAAAACTTTTACTAAAATCAATATTACCATCTCTATCTTGTCTAACCTCATAAAGAAGTTCATTGAATTGGTCTCTAATTTCGTATAAGTTGTATTGTTTATATATGTTATTACTTGAGTCGTATATTGTGTAGATACCGTCATCCATTGACTTGGTTTGATTACCATAAAGAGCCAATGCTAATGTTGATGCATCATGTTCAACTATTTCAACATCCAAGGTAACAGGATTAAAAAATGTATTACTAATAATAATGCTCTGTCCAGGTACCCCAATATATGGAGTGGCATTAGGTTTGTTTGTCGGAGCGGAAGATGGAGTTAAAGTACAAAAGATTAAATTAGATGCGTTATCAATATATCTGTATCTAACAACTTTTTGTTGTGTTGTTGTCAAGTTTTGAGTTACAGGTTCGCAGTAAAAACTTGAGGTAATATACCTAAAAAAGTTAGGAACTTTTGAGCCATCGGTATTAAGATACTCAACTCTAAATCCTACCAAACCTTGGGTAACAAATTTGTTACGATATTGACTTGGTACATTTGAAATGTCAATTATAATACCTTTAACATTTGGTAAAGCTGATAAAACTCCACAATCACTTATCTCTGTTCTTATTTGTACAGGTCTCAAATATAATGTATATATACCTAACTTGTTAAACTCGTTAGATGGTAATTTTAAATTATATAACCCACCTAATATTTCAACATTCGGATTTCCTCCAGTACTACTGTTGTTGAAATAAGGTGTGAGTATTGTTGACGCATCTAATTTTTTTAAAACAAAGTTTTCAGTGTAGTCTCTTGATGGGGTATAATGCAGTATTATTTCAACATCCGCAGGTGAAACATCTGATGGTCTAATTGTACCGTATGAACCTATTGCCATATTTAATATTTTTTAATTTTGAAGAATTTATAACCGTATTTAACTAAGTCCCCCATATTTTGTACTTCACCTAATCTTTGGGTCTTTTCAATACCGGAATCTTTTCCTCTTTCAATAAATACATTTGAGTAGATTTCCGGCTGGTCAATTACGCCTAAAAGATATTCATTTTTAGTTATGGCGGACTGAACTATCATTTCAGATGTAATACCGCTACTTTGAGTGTATGAAATTGTAGTACCTCCACTAAAATCGTAATAGTCAATATTGTTAATTGTGTACCCAGTATATTCACCATTAGGGTCAATTCCAAAAATAACCCCTTTATAAACCGAATTAGTTCCAACTCCTGAGTATATTGGTTGATTAACTACATATTTTTGTGGCCCGTAAAGTGATAGTTCCGAAAGTTGTGATTTAGTATTAGCGGTAACATAGAATGGTACCGTCACGTAATTAGAACTAATTTGTTGATTAATTGTATTTTCAGCATCCCCATTAAAAATAAAATCATATGACAAAGGTATATTAGACCAAGAACCTCCTTGGGGGGTAAAAAAAACTTCTCCATACGGATTTGTATTAGGAACTAACTCATATGGTACTTTAACCTTTTTTACAACCTCAATGATTCCCCATGGGTTTGTTTGAATTAATTTAATTGTATATGTATAAGGAACTGAAAGATAAGTATGTAACACAGGGGTAGGTGCAACAACAGAGATTGTTTGTAGTGGAGAGCCATCTCCCCAATCAACTTGATACGTTGACTCTGATAATAATTTTTTTTGAGACATTTCAGATGTGTTAAAAAATTCTACAACATATGAACCATCTTGTTGTGTAAATAAAAAATTAGTTACAACATCTTTTTGTAATAAATTACCATCAAACCCATCATAATACCCATAATCAATGCCAGTTTGAAATAATGGAATAGGTATACTTAAATCAGTTAGTAAAGAATTTCCATTAGTACCACCACTAAGTATCTCACTCATACCTGAAATCACACCGTAAGATTTATCGTCAACAATGACAGTCCTTACGTCACCTGTAATAACTTCTGGTGAAATTTTATATCTATAATATTGAGTCTCCATTATGGATTAACATATTCATAAAGATTTATTGGTGTAGTTTCACTACCTATCGGGTCATTATTATTATCAAAATATTGATACGTGTAATCAGTATAGTTTAAAACAACTTTTAAAAAAGAGTACTCATCAGGATTAAAATTGTTATTAGTTATCGTTGATGGGTTGACAGTAATAAAACTTTTGAATTGTCCTTTAGTTCCATCAAAAAATTTAAAACTCGCGTAAAATACGTTTATATTTAAAACCGTAGGGTCAGATAAAAAATAAATAAAATAACCTTCTTTATCTTTTAAATAATCTAATTTCAAATAAGGAGTTTTTAAGTTTACAAATCCGTCATTAGAGTACCAACTTGGAAATATTTGTTCTGAAACTATCTCACCTTGTTGTGTCGGTATTATTACTGTGAAAACTATTTTCTGTTTCTTTTTTTCACGAGAATCATAAAAATCTAGCTTATAAAAAGAATTTGAAAATGAACTTGTATTAAAATAAATTTGTTGTGGTTCAAATATTGGTGAGTAACTTAAAACCCACCCATTCAACGCACCGCTATAAAAATTAAATTTAAAATTAAGGCTAGAATTAATGTAAACTCCAAATGGCGAAATCGGTTTTGGAATAAATCTTGTGATTTCGTAATTTTTAGGTTCACCAATTATTTCATCAACTACTTCGTTTTGAATAACTTCAACCCCCATATCTAAACCTAAATAAGTATTATCCGTTTCAACAGGAAATACTAATTTATATTCATTATTTGTATTTTGTATTATTTTAAAATTATTCACAGTCATCTGATATTGGTTGATTAATATAGTTTATATTGTTGTTAGCAATATTTGAACCTTCAGGTAAAATTTTAAATAAAAAATTATTATGTACATAATGACTATTATTTGTAAATGGATTGTCAACCCCAACATTATTTGAGTCAATGTACCCATAAGGATACAAGTCTCTCCAACGATACTCTTGTTGTGATTGTGAATAAAAAGCGTAATCAGGGATATCAACAACATTTTCAGTAATTGGTGCGGTTTCCACATAATCAGAAAAAACTCTAAGAGTAAATTTATAATGTGGTTTATAATAATAACCCCTCGGGTTAATTTGTTGCCCAATTGTTGCATTATCATCAATTAAGATACTTCTATTTAATACAAATTTGTGATAAATTTCTGAAATTTCTCGTTCTCTTTGTTCAAAATCATTCCACTCACAATACGCCCCGTCTAAAAAATCACCAACATTTAAATCATCATTATAGTAAAATGTAAAAATATTTCCATTATCAACTTTTTGATAACTTGAAACCGTTATTGAGGTGTCCGAGTTACTATTATTTGGATTTCTTCTCCAATAAGGTGACAGGTTTTCATAGTCAATATTAAATTCCCACCCTTGTTTTAAAGAAGTATTACCTTGATTTACGGGTTCATTAAACCATCCAAACGACCCTTTATTTATTATCGTATAATATAACTCAGTTAATGGTCTATTTTGATTATCTTTTATCCCATTAATATCAATTTTAAATTTATTTGTTAAATTATAAACTGTGGTACCTTCTTTAAACGCAACTTTATTTAAGTTATTAGTAGTTAAAGCCGCAGGAAAAAATTTACTATTATCCGAAAATATTTGTCTTTCAAACCCCGCAGGAGTTATAACTAAATTATCATAATCATTTAAAATTATATGTTCTCTAATATAATATTTTGAAGTTGTTTCAGTTAAATTATCAGGGTCAATTACTCTTTTAAATGTACCTATAGTCCCATCACTTAGAAAACCATTTAAAAACCCTATATTTTGGATTGAGAAGTAATATTCTTCAGACCCGACTGTCTCATTACCTAAAAAATAAACTTCAAAAATATTAGTAGTCGTATTATTTGACGGATTAGTATAGGATACTGATAATTGAACGTTCTCACCAACCGATAATCCATGTTTAACAAAACATTCAAAAGTTATTAAACTTTCACCATTAATTTGAGAATAGTAAGTTTTGAATGGAATCCCGTCACCAACAATCCAATTAGTATAATAACTATTATAATTCGATAAAGTTTTAGTGTAATTGTTCCTATATGGATAAGAAATATAAAAAGACCAATTTAAAATATCAGATTTGTTCTGAGGGAAAACCCCGTGAGGTTCACCAAATTCACCAAAAGTTGTGTAACCACTTACATTATAATCATTCCTTGTTAAATCAAACTCTTTAAATTCAGGGTACCCACCCCAATATCCGTCATAGTTAGGTTGGAAACTCAATTGCTGGTAATAATTTTCATTAACATAAAAAAGATTATTTCTAAATTGAGTGTAATTAGTTTTACCAGTATATGTGTTTTGAAAAATTACAGAAAATTTAGAAGACAAATTAAAATTAGTCGACACCTGTCTTTCCGAATCAAATACATCATTTAAGAAAAGATTATAATTTCTATCGTACTCAATGATTTCTTTCTGTTTAGATTGTAGAGATATATCAACATAACTATCTAACTCAGGAGCACCCTGAAACCTTTCAGTAGGTAAGACAAAAGATATTTTATTATCGTTATTCAATTACTATTTCACTATCAACATATTTTATGTAGAATAAATCTACCGCACTTCTACCTTTTTTTAATCCAAAATAAAAATGATAAGGCGAACCAACGGTATATTTGTCTTCAGTTATATTACCTAAGTCCTCTCTTAAATTACCATCACTATCTACATTATAAATAAACCCTTTCATGTATTTTGCTTGATTAGATTCCGCCATGAAGTATCTTGAGGTATTTTCAGTTCTATCTAAATACTGTATATTTCTTTGGAAAAATGTTGTAGTACTGTCATTTATTGGTTCTGTGTACCAATCATTCTTATGCGAACCAAAAATAACTTCTTGTCCTGACAAAGAAGGAATCGGAACATTAATACCTAAAGGTAATTCTATAAAATCTGCTCTTATCATGTAATCATTCTGCCATTGATAGAATGGTACAGATTGACTTGGTTGGGTGTATAATGTGATATCATTCAATTGAAATGGTAATTGAGCGTTTTGGTTCCACACAATTCTTTTTGGACTAATTGCATCTCTCTTACTATTATCACTCTGAAAGAAAATACCTATTGTGAATTTTGCTGGAGTTAATAAAGCCGCAACCCCACCTGAAGCAAGCGCTGTGAGTAATACGTCATAATCAAACAAATTATACAAAGGTATAATTCTTATTGAATTTGCCGATGGGTATCCCGCAGGATTAAAAGGTTTTACACCATATTCAGAATTAATTGAAATCATCTGAGCTAAATCAGCGTTTACCTTGTCGGGTTCTCTTGAGTTTCTATCACCAAAAAAGTTTTTGGTTGGGTCTCCACCTCCCACTAATAGTAATACTGCAGGGTTTACTATTGCGAGACTTATTGCTACAAAAGTATTAACTGCCTGTTCATAAGCGGTTTCAATTTGTCTCGAAGCGACAAAAAAGTTGACAATGTCTGTAATATCTCTAAAACTTGACGGTGTCAATGTATTAGCAATATATCCTGAGTACCCAACCCCTTGAACTAACTCTTGGGTATAATTAGTAATTGGTCCTAAATTGATTATTGTTGTAGGTGTTTTTAAATTTCGATAATTACCTCTTACAAAATTATTAAATCCGGCAATCTCGTTTCTTTGTCTTGTTCTACCGCCAACAAAACCATACCCATATCTATACGGACTACTTCTGTAATAATAGTTTTTAGTATCTTCATGAAAAACAATAATGTCTTTACAGTATTTTCTTACAGGAAATCCATCATCATTTAATTCAGTGATACTATAAAATGTCGGCATAAATAAATTACCACTTACCCAATTGTTAAAGAAGTGATATTGGATACCTTCCATACATAAAAACAAACTTGTTATTGTTCTTTTATACCATTCATTTATCCTGAAAAAATCCCATGGAATACCAATTATAGGAATAGTTACCAAAGAATAACAACCTTTACCATTTTGGAAATATGGGACCCCTAATGGTCCTGTTGTACAGTCAGGGAAATCGTCGATTATCACGACCCCGTCATTATCAATATTATAACATTTTAAAGGTACCGCACTTGCACACTCACTAAAACTAGCAACTACTTGGTCATTTAAAGCCCCTAAAGTAGAACCATCAGAAAATAATGCTTGTTCTAATTCAATTGCATCCACACTACTTGAGGAAGCGTATACTTCACCCGTATCCGAAATCCTAAATGCCGAGAAATTTCTATTTTGGAAAAATAAAAAAGTGTTACGTTGAGCTGTTGTGGTTGTGGTGGATGTTGGTAATCTGTCTGAACGGAAAACAATATTTGTAGAATTGTTTATCAAAGTTTTACCGAAATTACCATAAGTTCCTGCAAATCCTCCATTTATGTAAGCCGGTGAATAATAAACAGACCTACTTTTTTTCCATTCATTATTGTCCCCACCAAAATGCATGTACATAAAAGAACATCCATCAACTGAATCCCCCATTAAGTTATCACTACTTGGTGCATAGTGTAACATATATGCAGAACCACCCCAAGTACTACCCCCATTTTCACCAACACCATTAACAATCGCATTATCATTAGGTTTAGGTGGGAACCCCCATTTATCATCGCCCTCCCATTCATAGTGAGCAGTAAATGCGTTACACCCATAACCAGTTCCTGGGTCCATATCTTCTTCACATTGTAATGTCTGACCTTTCATTCTAACAAGAAGATATCCCTCTGAATTCTCTATTACCTGTAATGGATTTAAATTTGTTGACGAGGTCGCCCATGGTATAACATTAAATAAGTTAATCAGCCCTGAATCCATACTACCATAGTATTTAGTTAGTTCAGTTTCAAATGGTTGGAATTCGCTACCGGGTTGGAAAAACCATGATGGGAAAAATGTTTTTCCCCCAAATTGGTCAGATGAATTATTATTAACAATTTTATTATGTCGAGCAGACCTTTTTTTATTACTTGTAGAGGTTCCACCTGGTTGTACAGGTATATTCAATTTGTACATAACATCTTCACCTCCACCAACAACAACACTACCGTAACTTCTATTTAATATACGACTTATGTCATATTTGATTTTATATTTTGGCGAATAAGGGTCAACACCTCTTACCATTATTACTATTTTTGAATTTCCCAACTCGGAAAATGTACTTTCGTTACAGAAAACCGGCGGAGTTTTGAATTCTGCCTGAAATTGTGATTGGTTACCCGCAGTATCTTTAGCAAACATAACCGACATTGGTGACTTAAATATTCTATGATAAAATGTACCATGTGAACTTAAATCACTAGCCGGACTATTAACAGAAATAAACTGAGAATACGTTATTGCAGTAACAACTTGAAAATACTCAATGTCGAAACGGTATCTTGCAAATGTTAAATATTCATCAGAGTCTTTAAGTGGTAAATTATAAACTTTTGTATCTGTCACAGTATTATTGTCTAATGTACAATAGGTTATATTCACGGATGTTGCAGATGTTGAGGTTCCAGATATCTGATATAATCCGTCAGCAGTTTCATTAATTCCCAATTCACCATTTGGGTCAGTAGATAATGTTGGGTCTTGGAATGTAATTAATGCTCCGGGTTGGTAGATGTCGTCACATCCTTGTATTAGGGTTACTAATACATTATCAGTGTGGTATTGATTACCATTTAAATCAGGTTCAACATATGTTCTAATTGATGATGATTGTGCAAAATATTTTTGTTTTGTATTTGATAAATTTATTCTTTCCGCAAAAGTTAAACTATTTGAAAACAAAAATTCTCTTTCGTCATTGTAATCTAGTCCTCCTGTCGACCATGGACTATTATATGCGGATGTTGGAATCCTAGCGCTACAGTTTCCACCTGAGTTTGGTAATCCCGCGATTATTTGTGGAAAATTTTGTTGTTGTTCTCCAGGTAAATCAAGTGTTGGGGTTACCGCCCCACCATCATTTAATGGAAAGTGACAACTATTACCTAATTCAGAAAGAAGTGCTCCAGCCGCTGAGTTTGTATATTCTTGGGAGTCTTCACCTTCTTTACATTCACAAAAAGTACATTCATTTTCAGATTGTAATAATAAAGGTAATGGTATTTTTTTTATTCTTAATTTGTCCCAAATAATTCTCGATAGTTCAGCCGGAGTCTTTTTTAATGGATTATTTAACGGAGCACCAGGGGCTAAGAAATTAACTACCGCAACAACTGCCGCAATAAAATAATAAATTGGGGCGTAAATTAACCAAACAATTATTTGTAATATAAAGTTTACAATATATAATACTAATGATATTGCGTGCATTACAACAACAAGTGGGAATAATAAAAGTTTTGTTACAGATAAAAGATATCTAAACATTAAAAACATTATATTATTACCTTTGTACGCATCATTTACAGGGTATTTGTTGTTCTCAGCACTACAGTCGTCATTAAGGATATTTTTTATACCTATGAATCTAAGTTTATTACCGTTTTTATATTTGTCCATCAATTGTGAAACAGTATAAACTTTTTTAAACTCAAACAAATAAAATCTATCTTCACAATTAATCGCATCTTGTATCATTTCTAAACCCTCAGGTGTTGTAGGGTCTCCGTAATCATACCAATCCAAACTAAATGAGTATGACTGTTGGTATCTTAAATAATTGTCGTTAGTTGAATACTGAGGATAGAAAGCAGGATTTTCATCATCATTATAAGTATTTCCAGGTTCACCCCATCCCCATTCCTTAACATTAGGAACTAAGAAATACGCTCTTCTTGTTTGTTCAGACAAAGAAGGTGATTGATTCCATTTTATTTTAAAACGATATTTTCCTTTAGTTGGAACCCCGATTGTTGGGTCTGTCGAAATTACTTGTTCACCAAACTCATTTGTGTAAACATAATCTAAGTTCATTGGTACCTCAACTAACCAAGCCCCATTTTCATCAATCACATAACCGTCATTTTGTAAATTATATTTTTCTAACTGAGGGTATCCAAATGTTAAAGAATTAACATCCGTGTCATAATTAATTGTTTGTCGTATCGCCAATATTTGTCCAGGACCTGCAACTAAATTACAAAAATCCCCAACTTTTTTATCTATCTTACAATTATTATCAATTTTCGCCTCATCTACAGTGCTCATAATTGAACCCATGAATACTGCAGTAGGTGTTAAATCAATATTAGCTTCAGCGGTTAAGTCGAAGTCTGTTCTTGTGATTGACGGCTGACAAATTTCTTCGTTACCCCATAAAGGTAAAACTTCAACTTGTTTTGTTAAACTTATAATTTGAGGTAAACTGTTTAAATTTGTAGACGCATTAAATTTAACACCTGAAACTTGTCCCTCAGTTGCCAATCCTATTCTTATTAAATCTTGTGGGTTTAAAGAGAATTGTCCAATATCACTTAAATCTAAATCTAAAAATATTGTGAACGAGCCAACAGGTACACCAAAAATCATGTAGTCACCTGAATCATTAGTTTTTACAGTAAACTTATAGTATTTGTCATATACCTCATAATAATTTTTTTGTGTTAAAATTTCTTCTCTTGTTGGAAAATTCCCAGTCGGTACGTGTCCTGAATGTGTCTGTTCTTTTGGTAAAAGATTATACCTATAACCATTCACATCCAAATCTGTAATATTTGTATACGGATATATGTCTGTTATTTCAGGATTTCTAGCATCTTCCTCGCTTAGTGGAATAAAAAGTGAAATTTTAACATTCGGAATACCAAAACCATTATTTGCAAATACTCTACCGCAAATAACACCATAATCTGAGCAGACTCTAGTATACACGTCTCTTTGGTATATTTTTAGAGACAGAATTTCTAACACTTCGAAATCTTGTTGTAGGTCAACTTGTACTGATTTGTCAACACCTACTTGCGTTCTTACTCTATATGATGAATTCATGTTATTTTTTTAATAAATAGTTTATGAACTATTTTAAAAAAATAAATAAGTTAAGAGAAATTAACGGTTTTAAAATTTTTGACTTGGACGGTTATGTCTCTATTTGGAAATCTTACTTGGTATATTTGACTTGGTTCCGCAAATAATGTTTCATCAACTAAAGATATTTGTTTAGTGGTAGAATCACTATAACTCATAGACGTTTGATTTGACGAATACTCGCCTCCAACTTTATTAAAGACTAATACTTCAGTAATACTTATAACACCATTTAAACTCTGTACTTGTCTTTTTATTTCAGAAATATAAACATTCTCACCCATTTCAATATTAGTTGGACTCATGTAAGTTGAGACAATATTAACAATAGAAGAAATAACATTTCCTTGGTTTTGACTTGAGTCTAAAACAACACTTATTTGGAACGATATATCAATTACCTGAGCCGACTCAACAGATATGTAATCATTTATCATTCTATAATTTGAAAGGTAATTCGCAATATTTTCTTGTATCGTATTAGAGATTAAACTAGTTAAAGCTCCACTACTATCATACGATAATACTTTAATTTTAATCTTATTTTCCTCCTCAACAATTGCAACTTTACCAGGTGCTCCAAATTTTGAAGGCATTGTATTAATTAATGATTGATAGTCATTAATTGTAACAGCTCTTTGTTGTGCCGCAAAATTGAATGAGACGTAATTTCTTACTTCTTCTATACTTGGGGCATCTGAACCACCAATTGCCGCAGTTACGTTATTACACGATAAAGAATTAATAACATTAGTATTAATTGTTTGACTTGGACCATTTACAAAAAATGTGACGGTTCCAATTTGGTTAATAACATTTACACCCAAATTACTACCTGAACCACCACCAACTCTATACTGAATGAATAATGTCGAATTTGGTTTTAACGTTGAGCCTAATCCAAAGTTATTTTGATATCTTGATAAATCTAATGGAGTACCATTTCTTGCAAAGTCTCTTAATAAATCATCAGCAGATGTATTACCTCCACCAAAAGTTAATTTACAATAACCTAATGGAGTATATTCCGAAATAAATCGTGTATTTGTAGTAATGTACCTTCCAACTTTAACACCTGGTCTATCTGAAACTTTTGTGGGGTCCTCAATAAAAACTCTATCTTCAGCTAAAGAATTAACTTCATACCATTTGTTAACAGGACTTAAAAAATCATCATAAGATGGAATTCCATTATAATTTGTACCATCTTTTAGTATTACGTTTGTTATTGATAGAACGTTTTGTTCAGGTAAAAATACATCTAAAAATGGTCTAGCATCTTGAGCATTAATAGTACGTCTAAAAACTTTAGTAGTACCATTAACAACTGTTTCTCTTTTAGTTATAGTGTAATTTATTAAATTATTGTTGTTATCAAAATTTGGTATTTTTAATCTGTTTGGTCTACCTAAAGAATTAAATGGTGACGAAAAATCAACATCATCAACAGTTTCAAAAACTTGACCTCCTCCAATAAATTGGGCTCCTCTTCTCAAGAATCCACAATATCTTAAATCTTCTTGGTCTCCTAACGCAGGTACTGTAATACTGATATCAAGTAAAGTAACTGAAGGTCTCACATTTGGAATTTTTAAACCATAAGTTCTTGCAATATTATAAATTGAGGACCTTTGTTGAGCGTATTGGAGAACCGTTTCTTGAATACTCCTATCAATATTATAATAAAGGTTATCAGTTACCGCAGCATTCAAATCCATCAAAACTGAAAACACTGATGCGTCATTGAAATTTTGAACAACTGTCGGGTAATAAGTTTTTGTAAAATTTATAAGCTCAGTTCTGATTGCTTCAAAATCCTTTACAGTATATGATATTTTTTTGTTTGCCATACTTCTTTTAAATATTAATTATGATAAAATCACTACTAGCAAAGGTATTATTTTTTATTTTATAATCAATCCTTACTTTTGCAGTATAATCTCTCACTCCTTGACCTGGTATATTATATGTGTTATTAATTACCGCACCATTACTTAGTACAACTTTATCAAATTCCTCATCACTTGCGGCGTAAACTTTAACAGAAGTTAAAAGTAAATTTGGCATGTAGGTTTCACATGCAGTTCTTATATCTGATTCAATATCACCAAATGAAAGTCCGTCAAGTGGGTTAAATATATATTCGTAAATTCGTGTACCAAAATCGGGAAGAAAGTATCTTGAACCTTTTCTAGTCAATATTAAATGTATTAAACTACTTCTTATTTCCTCATCTGATGTTTCAGACAAGTCTAAATAAAATCCATATGGAGAATCTCTAAATGGAAAATTAATACCGTATGTAATTGGGCTTGGCATATATTTTATAAATATTACTTAAATCAAAACTACTAATTTACCGTCAATTTTTTTAACCCCTCCATTTTCAAACTCATATTTAGGGTGTGATATTTTTTTTAGAATTGATTCGGTTATTGGGTAATATGGTATTTGAGTAATACTTAATGAGTTATTTTCGTATTTAAAAAAACCTATATTATTTTTTTCCATTTAAATTAAAATCTTTAATAAATGTTTTATAGCTATTCTTATAGGATTTTAAAGTTTCATCGTTTTTATCTTGGGTATATTGCCAATTCCAATATAAATTATTATTAATTTTAAACCCATAAAATTTATGTACTTCTTTTTGTACATCTATAATATTTTCACCTCCCCAATTTTGTCCAACACATATGAAACCACTTTCAATATTTTCCACTAAATTTTTCTCATCTAAAGAATGGTTAATATTTTCAATCCAAGTTAATCTTTCAATTAAATTTTGATAAAACATATTTGCTTGTCCCCATCTAACTGATGTGAAAAATAAAACCGCTTCAGATTCAAACAATTCTTTTGATATTTTCCAAAGTTCGTCAGTTTTATTATTTAAACTAGCCCAACATCTATGGTTTCCTGATGGATTCTTTTTTTTATCTTTAAGTAAAGCTTTCAATAGTCCACAACTATTACCTTCTTTTCTTGATACATTACCCTCACATGGAAAAATTTTTAAATCAGGAACATCAATTAAAACTGCCTTACCCCCTAATTCTTCTTTCAAATACTCCGCTAAAATTTTAGATTTAGGTATGTCAATATTATTCTCATCCCAATTGTACCTATTAGAACAACTTAATAATAATACTTTATTTTTTTTAGATAATATATCTAAAGTTTTTTTTAAAGAATTTAAACTTTCATTTGATGACTCTTCAAGAATCATCATTTTTTTTATCTTATCTATTTCTTCTCGTAAAAAATTTTCCATCATAAATAAATACATCAGTATTTTATTTAAAAAAAAATCCCGACCTAGCTCGGGATAACACATCGGATTTTTTAGGATGAACATCCAAAACAATCAAATTCACTATTTTCAGGTTTTGGAGGTAAATTCATATGAGAGTAATCTACCTTTGGGGGTTCAGGTGTTGGGTTTGGTTTTTTAATTTTTGAAGTATCAATTGCCAAATGTTTTGCCCCTGTTGAAATCGCCTTTGTTCTAACGTAATAACAAAGTGTTTTTAATCCTTTTTCCCACCCATAGAAGTGTGAAGATGAAATCTTTGATAAGGTTGGGTTACCCATATAAATGTTCATTGATTGTGATTGGTCAATGAATGGTGCCCTGTCAGCCGCCATTTCAATCAATGACTTTTGAGAAATTTCCCAAATGGTTTTATACTTTTCAATTAACCTTTCAATTCTTTTAACTTTAAAGTTATATCTTTTATCTTCAGTGTCTAAGTAATTTAAAAAGTTGATTCCTTGTATTGACCCTTCATTCATAATGATTTCATTCTTCAAATCCTCACACCAAATTCCAATCTTTTCAAAATCGTTAATTAAATACTTGTTAACAATCATAATTTCACCACCAACAACACGTCTGTTAAAGATTGCCGAATGAGCGGGTTCTGTCATTTCATATGAACCTGTAATCTTAGCAGAAGACGCCACAGGCATTTGAGCCGTAAATAAAGAGTTACAAACACCATATCTACTAACATTTTGTTTTAAGATACCCCAAGGCCATCTTCCTGATAACTCATCTTCTTTCAACCCCCACATATCAAATTGGAAATTACCTTGTGACATAGGAGAACCTTCAAAGTGTGAGTATGGTTTATACTCGCCATCCATACACAATCTATTACTTTCAGTGATAGCGGCAAAATAGATAGTTTCAAAAATTTCTTTATTCAATTTACGAGCTTCATCAGATGTAAAGATGTAATCCATCAAATAAAATACGTCAGCAAGACCTTGAGTCCCAATTGCAATTGCCCTTTGAGCAAGTCCTCCGATTTTACCCTTTTCAGTTGAGTAGTTGTTAATGTCAATAACTTTATTTAACGCTCTTACAACTTTACGAGTTTCTTCATACAATAGTTGGTGATTGAACTCCCCGTCTTTAACAAAGTTTTTCAATACCATAGATGACAAAGTACATATCGCTGTAGTATCCTCATCAGTATATTGATAAATCTCATTACAAAGATTTGATTGTTTGATTACACCAATATTCTGATGGTTAGTCTTCTTGTTAGCATTGTCTTTAGAACATAGGTACGGAACACCCGTTTCAATTTGGGACTCAATAATCTTATTCCAAATTTCCTGTGCCTTAACTTTTTTACCAATACCTAGTTCAACAGCTCTATTGTAGTTTGTCTCGTATTCGTCACCATAACATTCTTGTAGTGGTTTAACTCCTGACTTCTTAATATCGTTAGGACAGAACAAATACCAATCTTCATTGTTCTTTACCGCCCTCATAAAATTATCAGGAATCCAAAGTGCTGTGAATAAATCACGAGCCCTTAATTCTTCAGCCCCTGTGTTCTTTTTAATATCTAACAAGTCAAAGATGTCTTTATGCCAAGGCTCCAAGTATATGGCCGCAGAACCTGGTCTTCTTCCTTGTTGATTAAAGAAACGAAGTGACTCGTTAACAATCTTTAAGTACTTTAATAATCCACCAGCATATCCTCCTGATGAGTTAATACGACTTTCCTTACTACGAATATTTGACATACAAAGACCAATACCCGCAGCGTCTGATGAATATGTTGAGATGTCTCTCATAGTATCCAAAAGACCTTCACGAGAATCTTCATCATTATATTTCAACACACAAGATGCAAGTTGTGGGGTCTTTGTACCCGCATTAATCATAATAGGGGTAGCAGGTGAGATAAGTTGGTTGGATAAAGACTTATAATATTCAACCGCTTGTTCAAATGATTTTGTAACCCATAACGCAACACGCATGTACATATGTTGTGGACGTTCGATAACTCTACCATTTGGTAATTTTAATAGGTACATCTCCTGTAAGGACCTCCAAGCAAAATAATCAAAATTATAATCATTTTCATGATTTATAATTTCATCAATATTACTTGGTCCATACTGTTCGATAATCTCCATCAATTTATCATTAATCACACCATCAACATGTAAAGTATGCATTACATTAGAGAAACTTTCATCAGTTTCTTTATGATAAGATGAAATCGCAACTGATGAAGCCAAACGAGAATAATCATGATGACTACCTGTAAAAGCCGCAGCAATCTCATAAATCAACTTATCTAATTCTTTAGTTGTAATAATACCTTCAGTTGGTACTGAAGTTATTACCTTAATGAATATTTCATCAGAATTAACACTTAACCCTTTTGAGGCTCTCTTAATTCTGTTGTAAATTTTTTGTGGGTTAAAAGACGCATCTTCCCCACTTCTTTTTTTAATTCTAAGTGACATCATAGTTTATAAAGATAGTAAATTAAAAGTCGTCAGTAAATGAGAGGGACTCATTTAATTTTGCTTTTTGATATTCAACTGTTCTTGATTCAAAGAAATTACCTTTTGTTTCAACGGCAATCTGTTCCATAAATTTAAATGGTTGTTCAACATTAAATTGTTTTTTACATCCCAATTTAACAAGGAGACCATCAACCACAAACTCCAAATATTGTTTCATCAAGTTTTGATTCATACCAATAAGTGAAACAGGTAATGATTCTGTAATAAATTCTTTTTCAATTTCCAACGCAGATAAAAGAATTTCTTTAATTCTCTTTTCACTTGGTTTGTTTTCAACGTGGTTGTTTAACAAGTGAATTGCAAAATCACAATGTAAGTTTTCATCTTTGAAGATTAGAGAATTTGCGTTACATAAACCTTGCATGATTCCACGAGACTTTAGCCAAAATATTGAACAAAATGACCCTGAGAAGAAAATACCTTCAACCGCCGCAAATGCAACAAGTCTTTCTTGGAACGATGCGTTTTCAATCCAATCTAAGGCCCATTTAGCCTTTTTCTGAACTGCAGGTAAATTATCTAAAGCTGTGAAACATTTGTTCTTTTCTTCCTCATTTGAGATGTAAGTGTCAATCAATAGAGAGTACATCAATGAATGAATGTTTTCCATTGCAAGTTGCATCCCATAGAAAAATTTAGCCTCAGGGTACTGAACTTCTCTATAAAAATTTTCAGCCAAATTTTCATTAACAATACCATCCGAAGCTGCAAAAAATGATAATACATTTTTAATAAAATATTGTTCATTTTCTGAAAGATTTTCCCAATCTCTAATATCACCACTCAAGTCCACTTCTTCAGCGGTCCAAAACGCAGCTTGATGCATTTTATAATATTCCCAAATATCATTGTATTGTATTGGGAAAATTACAAATCGGTTTGGGTTTTCTTTTAATATTTTTTCCATAATTTTTTTGTTTCTGTTTTAATAATTATACTTGTTTTTGTTTTCTTTGTTCCATAATTTCTTTAATTCTGTTTCTTTTTTGCTCTTCCTTTTGTTCCTCTAATCCCAAGAAAGTAACAGAACTTTCTGTATCAATATCCAACATTTCATTGTTAAATTTACAGTTTTCAAATACAACACCGTCTTTACCAATACGAGACTTTGTAATTGCAATTGTTGCAAGATTTAATTCTTTTTGTTGTAAGGATTTTGCTACGGTAATAATTACGTGACCAACCTGAGCCTTTTTAATTGACCCACCCATTTGGTCTGTAGTTACAACATCAGAGGATATTGAACTTCTGTTACCTTGGGTTGCTGTCCATCCAACAATATTCAATTCATGACACATAGCCTCAAACGCTCTCATTACTGAACCTTCACTTTTCCATTCATCCTCTAAAGCCTTCTCAGGTGTTACACAATCAATATAATCCAAAATAATCATATCAATGTGAGTACCATCGGCAATCATTTTACGAATTTGATTCTTAATCTGACTCATAGTAAATGTATCAGATTGAAGTTTTTTAAGTATTAACTTATTTGACATTTTCTCTTCAATCTCAGCAACTTTTTTAAACACTTCTTCTCTATGAGCACTAAGGTCATCAGGAGCAATACCTGTCCAACAAGTAAAATGTTTTCTCTGTATAATTTTTGGGTTGTCCTCAAAGAATATCTGTAAAACATTGAATCCTAAATTAAATGCATTGTTTGCAATTTTTGTAGTAAGGGTTGATTTACCAACACCTGTGGGTGCTAATATAACACCAATCTCTCCTTTGGCCAAACCACCCTTCAATAAATTATCAATACCAGGTATTCCCATAGGTATTGGGTGTCTATAATCATCCGCCAAAACATCTTCTAAGTTTTCAAATACATCTCCAGTTCCTCTATCAACATTACCAACTTGTAACGCTTCTCGAACCATTTCTTCCAATGTATCGTAATTTTCAAATTCTCCGTGGTCAATAATCTTTTTTGCCTTTTCCATCACTTTCTGTAACTCTTGTTGTTTACAGAATTTTAAGGCCTTTTCTTGTACGAACTGAGTTCCACTTTCATCAACATTCTTTATATCTGAAATTGTGTCAAGAGTTATCTTTAACAATAACTCTTGAGCAATTTCGCTTTTTGCAACCTGACTAAGAGTATCAAAACTTGGAGAATGCTCAAACTTTTGATAATACTCTTTAACCATTTGTACGATAAGTTTAAAGTATTTGTTTTCAAAGTAAGAAGGTTCTAAAACCTCTACGATGGAATGGGCGAAGTCCTTATCAACAATAAGTTGATTAAGTAACTGTAACTGAAATTGATTTCCTAAATATTCAAAATTTTTGTCCGCCATAATTCCTCTTTTTAATTAAATATCTTTAAACTAATGAGTAACCCATATAATCGTATGTTAATTTTTTACTTGACAATACTTCGGTCAAATCATTCAAAATACCTTTTAAGTAAGGTCTAACATCCACAGTGTATCTAACTTTAGGAGGATAAGGTTTAGCGTCAAAGATTTGGTGGTACAATACCTTATCACCATTCTTAATGTAGACGTTAAAAATTTCAGGACCATCGGTAAATGATGTGTTTAAAACTTCAGGGTCTTCAGTAATTTGATATTGATTGTCAAGCATATAACTCACAGACTTCATTTTGAAGTTATGTTTTAATTCACTAACAAACCCTTCGATTAGGTCAATTAATTCCGCCGAACGGTGTGAATTTGGGTTATACCCTTTAACATTAAAAAATCTTTGAACAATAAAATTGTTGTTCACTGTCATCAGAAACTCTAGTTTCGTAATGTCTTGTTGCTCTCTCATAATTTTTGGTTTTACTTTTTGTTTTTTTCTTTTCTTGTTAATTTCATAAATGGTTTTAAAAAATATGTCCACGAATCGTCCCCTTTGGGTAGGTACTTAAACAAACCGTCTTCAACCATGTAACGGATAATGTTTTTATAACTTCTACCTTCAGTTTCTAATGTTTCGTTAACAATTTGGTAAATTTCTTCTTTGTCCTCGTCTTTGAGGAGTGGGTTTGATAAATCAACGATTTGTTCATTTACTTCAAAAAATTCGTTTTCAAATATTCCTGACTTTGTTTTTCCTGTAAGAAGATTTTTTAAAGTTTGATTGTCTTTTTGTTCCTTTAATAAATCTTCAGCCTTTTTTAAAATATCGGAATAACTAACTTCTTTTTCAAGTATCTCAGGAAAAAATTTAATTAGTGTTTTTTCACCAAGTAAATATATACCCTCAATATTGTCAGATTTATCACCTGTTAATATTTTTAAAGTTTTAACATTATAATGAGGATACTCATACTCATCAAATTTAATCTTATCCCCATGTTTAAACGTAGCTTTAAGTGATGGTGAGTATACTGACACCTTTTCAGAAATAAGTTGGGTTAAATCCCTATCTGATGAAAAAATTAATTTTTGTTCGTTCTCCGATATATGACAATAATGTGCTATTAAATCGTCTGCTTCTCTCCCACTAATCTCAAGTTGTCTAATATAAACTTCCTCAAGATATTGTTTAATACGATTTTTTTGTTTTAGGTAGGACATAAAGACTGAGTCCTCCATGGTAAGTCTACGATTTTGTTTGTATTTGGGGTAAAGAATTCCACGTAAACTTGTGGAATCTTCACCATCCCAAAATACTACAACCTTATCGAAGTTCTGTTCGTCAATAAACTTACGGAGAGTATTCATAAAATGATACAAAGCTCCGATATGTTCACCGTTATGAAAGTAATCTTTCACTCCATGAAATCCGATTTTCATCAGATTATTTCCATCGACAAGTAATGTTTTTTTCACAAACAAATATTAAAATTGTTCGTTTTCGTTTTCAAAAGTCTCTTCAGATTCATCAAGAGTAATTTCTCCTGTACCTGAAAGAATTGCATTCCAATATTGTGAATACTCTTTTTTATACTTTTCAAGAGCGTCTTTATCGTCTGCAATATATCCTTGTGGTGTGGCAATAATCTTACCATCTTTATATCCAAGTCCATTAATATGGTTCTTTAAAACTGATATTTTAGTTCGGATAGCGTAAGATACAGTTCTACCATTTTTAGTTGCGGTGATATGATTAATACCAGCATTTTTCTGATTACCAAATAAAAATACAAGTGCGGATGCCAACCACATTGCCTCACCACCTTTCGCCTTAATTGTTGGTTGTCCAAATGGATTATCAGGTAACTCAACCCAAGGTTGATTAACTACAACCATAGTATTTGTGTAAGGGTAATCTTCTTTACGTGATTTTGTAATACGAGCTTGGATACCCATACCAATTTTATCAGCCAATACAGATGCGTTATGTTGTTTCCCACCTTTACCATCAAAAGTCATTTTACAAGGAATTGAACCAACTGAGTCCCAAAGAAAACAAAGTGAATAAGGAATATTACCCTTTTCTTGTTCATCCAACAACTCGTTGATGTAATCAGTAACTTGTTCAATGTAATCAAAATTGTCGTTAAATATAAACTGTCCGTCCCATTCTCCATCAGACATTTGAGCCTCCAATCCTAACTCTACGGCGTGGTCCCACGACCACTTTTTTTCGCTAATAATGAAAACGGGTAAATGCCCCTTCTTCTGAGCCG